TATAGAATCAATCTTGTTTATATTCTTGCTATTATAGAATGGCAAACCGTTCTGAGGGGTAATTGGATTTCCGTAATTAATTCTTGGTTTGTTCATATTGATAGCATTTGACATCATATAAGCATTAAGAATTGATTTATCCTTGTTTACTGTATTTTGTATTCTGTTTAATGTAAACTGCATAACGAACAATCCCATTGCCAATGACGTAAGAGTATCATCGTGAGCACCGTCTTGGTGGTCAATTCTAGCATTTTCTCCCTTGAAAATCCAAGTCTCTAGCTCATTGATAACTCTAGCTGAACGAATCTTAAATTCATTGTTACGAACTAGACCAGCAAAATTAGCTAATACGGGATAACGGTTTCCTTGGAAATGGAAACCAGGTAACTTATCCGTGTATCCATCATAATTCTTAGTTGACCTTTGTACGGTATACGTTTTCTGGTTTGAATCTTCATAGTAAAGATTTTTATAGCCTAGCTGTAACATAGTCAATACAGCAGCATCACCTTGTCCACCAGTACAGTCAACAACCACAAATGCGTCATTATACAATGTAGCGTACTGTACGCATAAAGCACCGATGTCATCGCCAAGCTTTTTACCAACATATTCAGCAACTTGCTCTATAATTGGCATACCATTTTCATCCCTACCATCCATGTCTATTACCTCAATAGCCGTTCTATCGGCTGAAACGCCTCTAGATGGGTCGCAACTCAAAATATAACGGTGTCCATCAATAGGTTTTTTCCAAAACCAAGTCTCTTCAACCAATGGGTCAGCATAATCAGCAAGTGGCTCTCTTGTGTTAAGCTTCTCTTGCATTTCAATGTACTCAGGCGCAACAACGTTATCAGCAGAACCCATGAACGATACATCTAGCTCTTGGGCAATTTTCATTGAGTCATTGTTGAACTGCTTACACATTTCATCGTACCAAGGCGCTGTAGGTTTCCATCCAGAATGCTCCAATCTTGTCCACCTTTCCTCATCATATGGTATTCCACCTTCCTCGTCAATAATTGGGTCTTGGTCATACATCCATTCGCCAGTATCTTCGTTTTTCTTTTTCCAAACAAGATATTTGTTAAAACGAGGGTCTTGATACCAACGGAACTGAACAGCAATAAAGTTATTCTCTTTGCTAAGTGCTTGTCTATAAGTATTGTAGTACAATTCGTCTCTACCGTTAGGGGTGGATACCATAACTGTCTTAGAATTTGGATTAGATGCCATTGTAGCGGCAGCAGTGGTAAATGCAGCCACACCTTCCTCAATGAACGCAGCCTCGTCAAGAATTAATACTGATACAGCAGAGATACCACGAGAAGCGTTAGGGCCAGATGCACGTGCAATGACTCTACAGCCATTGAACAATTTTAATTCACCTTTTGCGTCTTTTAAGAAAATTGACTTAGTATTTTTTTCTGAATTAGGGTCTGGACTGAAGTAATCACTACCCCACATCCAACGAGGTACTTGCTCCAAGAAATCACGAATCTTGATGATAATTTCTTGTGCTTGTTCAAGTTTATTAGCGATACAAAGTACCGTCTCTGGGGCATCCTTCGATGCGAATACACATTGTCCAGTTACCCATGCACTAGATAAAGTTGTAATACCACACTGTCTAGGCTTAATCGCAACCACATTCCTATTCTCAGCGAGTGCTTTGAGGAAAGCCCTCTGCCTAGGGAAACAATGGAACTGGGTCTTCTTGCCCTTTGTCGCATTAAATGTACTGAGATAAGTCTCGATGAACTTTATTCTCGATTTGTCAGCATAAGCGAGCGCATAATCTTTTTTTAATTGATTAAAATCATATATCATAGTTGTAACTTTCTAAATTTTAATAAATATAACAGTATTTTCAAAAGTTCTTTATTTATAAATATTTGGTAATAAAAAAAGAGCAATCTTTACTGATTGCCCTCTCTTTTCATTGCTATATAGCACATATCATCATGATATACATATAAATCTGGGTCTTGCGCCAACTTTGCATATACCTTTGCGATATGTTCCTTGTTTATTCTCCTACCCTCTCCGCTATATATTGGACCGAAAGTATAGATAAGTTTTTTATAAATTTTAGGTGCTAAACCCAATCTTTGAATACCACTATTTAATATGATATGCGCTTGAATCATAGGAGTTCTCTCTTCGGCACTAATTCTAATGTTTACAGCTTGCACCATAAGCAAAATCAATGCCCTAGGTATAATCTCACCATTAATTGTCACAATCAAATCCTCAGTAGCCCCATTAACATTACCTTCAATAAAATCAATATTTTCAAGTGTGGCAGATTGTACTAGACTTTGGTAATATTCAATTGGCTTATGTGGCTGTGCCTCATACTCTCCCAATGTGTCAGCATCTTCGTTTTCCTCAATTACGCCCTCATCTTCTTCAGAGCCGATTTCAAATCCAGATGTTTCTGCCCCAGTGAAATATGAATCTTGAATGAGAGACTTGTCTACGTTTCTAGCATTGATTCTATTTGTGAACTGCTGGTATCCATTATCATATTCAGCATCAGTCATTAACGCATTGATTATTTCGTTCCCCTTCTCTGTATTAGATAATATCTCTTTTACTGATAAATTGAATTCATCTGTAGGTATCTTAACAAATGAAGTGAACATATAAGGAATCATATTAGTATCTTCTACGCCTCCAAAAATCATTCGCCATAATCCAACACCAAGTCTTAAATCCCAAGGCTCTGCAAGCACGAAATCGGCTTTTCTGATAATATATTGCGCCTTTTCCCTATCTTGTGGTAATCCATGCGCTGAGAATAATTCAAACAATCCTTTAATAGCTTCATGGAACAATAATGGGAATATAATGCCTTGCGCCTTTATCGTTGTTTTAGCATCATCAATTCCAAGGTGTGTCTCAACATAAGAACCTTGCATTGGTTTGTCATCAGACATTTCCTCTTTCTTTGTAAAAAGAAGGAAGTCATTGATAATCCTAATCCTTCTATATAACCTAGGTAATTCAGGATTTATTCTATCAATATCATCAATATACAATCCCTCTACATTCGCATAGATATAAGATGCGCCTTGAATCAATGCGTCAATGAATCTTCTCTTGCCAATTGCCTTATTTGATAGGTCGATGTCAGCAATGTCCTTAAAATTATATTTTAGACTATCATTAGACTCTGGTCTCATTCTGATAGGACTCTTAAACTTAATTCTGTCAACAAGTTTAAATGTCATATTGATTGATTCCTCTGGTATTGCAAATAATTTATTAAGTGCATTCTCACAAACTTTTTCTAGTGCATCCCTAACTGGTGTTTCCAATTCCTTACACTTCGTAACCAATGAGCTTAGTTCACTCATTAAATAATCTTCGTCTAACGATTCAAGACCTATATCATCAATGGCATCACGCACCTCATTATATCTTTTTTTCAGTAATGCGTAGTCAAATGGATATTCATCACTAGTAGGAAACGCCTCATTGTCGCCTAAAGATGTCGTATGCGTTTTAACTAGCTTAAACAAGAACTGTGGTAAAAGTCTTCCCTTTACCACATTTGACATAAATTCCTCATTGATGTATATTTTTTTCATTATATTTCTCTCAAAAACTTATGTAACTCTTTCTTAGTGAATGGAATAGAATTCTTTCTCATTTCAACGATTCTAGATTCATTTGTCTCTAATGATGAAGAACTCTGTGGCTTTGTAAATGTAATCTGTGCATCATCAGCACTTTGGTCTCTAGTCATACGCTGTGCTTGAGCAAGCTGTTTACCAGTTGCATTAACAGGAACTTTTAACTCCAAACCTTCTCCACTTTGTGTATCTTCTTGACCATCAGCCTTACCAGCCTCAATTGAAGCACTGTCAACACCAGCATTTTGGTTCATTAATTGTTTTGCTTTCATCTGAGCTTGCTGAATTCCGTTTGCCATGCCAATATTGGCATCCAATTCATTAAGTCTTAATTGGCTTTTTGAATAAATTTTTCCTTCACCAAGATTCACCAAACTATTATTTCTTTTTACTAATATTTTCATAATTATGAATTTTTATATAAATATCTGCATATAATAAAAAAAGGATACCTTGCGGTATCCCTTTTATATGTTAGAATGGAGATTTAAATGGCATTTCCATATCCCTATATTGTTTAGGCATTTTCTTTTCGGGTCTTTTTGTACCTTCTTTGTTATCTAAAACATCATTAAGCACCTCGTCAATAATGTTTTTCATACCTCTTTTTGACTCCATTGGCATTTCGCCACCCATATCTGGAGCTTCACCACCCATCATTGGGTCTTCAGCACCTTCAGAATCATCTGCCATGCTCTTTGCATACTTGGTAACTGCTGCTTTGTCTTCGATTGACAAACCATTGATAATGTTCATAAGTTCATCATCTTCGCCACCCATTGTATTTGGGTCTTCGCCTCCCATTGGGTTATCCATTGGTGGTTCACCGCCCATATCATCTGGAGCACCGCCAATAGGGTCTTCTCCACCCATATCGTCAGGACCCATTGGTGGCATTGGAGCATTATCTAAATCACCCATGCCATCCATATCGCCACCCATAGGGTCACTGTTAGGTATTTCTAACTTCGTTGGTCTCTCTTCAAAGACTTCCTCGTTTACTTTCTGTTTTTTTTTAGACGGTTGAATGCTTCTGCAATTGCGTTGTCGATTGCTTGTGGGTCAATCTCAAATGGAGCACCATCACCAATCTTCTCACCGTAAGGAGTATCGTTCTTTACAGAATCATCATTCATGTCATAATAACCTGGGAATTCTTTCAAATCCTTTGGAGGAAGCTCCATTACCTTCTTCTGATATGCTGGGTGCTTACCAAAGTCATCCAACTTGTTCATATTTCCTTGTGGAACACGACCTGCATCCTTGAATGGAGTCATACCCTCTTCATTAACTCTCTGCTTGCGCATAGCGTTTCTGTAAGCTTTTGTCTCGTAGATTTGAACTCCACCTCTTCTGCGTCTGTTTTCCATTGGTAACTCATCGTCTTCAGCACCGAAATCGTCTTCGCCACCAAATTCGTCTTCGCCTTCGTCACCAAAGATGTCATCGTCTTCGTAAGCTTCGTCATCTACTGGGCCTTCTTCTACACCAAGCTTTGCAGCAATCTGATTCAAAAGGTCTTCCATTGCAGCAACACGTGATTCAAGGTCATCCTCATAGATTTCGTCACTACCCTCGTCACCAAGGTCATCACCTACAGGTTCTCCACCAAGGTCATCACCTTCTGCACCAAGTTCGTCACCACCTTCTGCGCCTAGGTCATCGCCCATTGGGTCATCACCCTCTTCACCGAAATCGTCAATAGCCTCGTCAATCTGTTTACCTTTTTCATCGTCAAATGGCTTGTTGTTGTCATCAGAAGGACCTTCACCAACACCTACAGCTGGCTTATTTTGGTCATCTGTATCGTGCATTGAAGTTCCGTGATTCTCAACTACACCGTTTTTCATTTCACCAGTGTTAGTTACTTTCTTGTCACCATCATCAATGTTACGTGCCTCTGGACCGTCAAATGGTGCGCTATCACCAATCTCAGTTCCATGAGACTTGTCCATATAGTCATCGTTGCCACGATTCCAACCAAGAACCTCTTCCTCATTTACAGACTCGCACTGACATGGGTTTTTACCGCATTTAGGACAAGTCTTACCTTCAGTCATTTCTTTTGGAAGTTCAGCTTTCTCATGGTCAACTGCATTTTCTGCATTACCAGTCTGTGGTTTCTCACCTTTACCAATATTATCTTTTGGGCAACCAGGTGCATCGCAGCAAACTGCTTTCTTTTCGTTGATAGCCATTGCATTCTTCATAATCTGACGTTCACGAAGGATTTCCTTCTGCATCTTCTCTGAAGCCTCAACAACAACATTCTCCTTCTTATCCAAGTTCCAAGAACTAATGTTAAAGTCAGCCTTGTTGTTTGCCTCTTTCAATGACATCATCTTCAAATCGAACTGCTTCTGTGCATTTGCAAATGAATCATATTCATTTTCTTTTCTGTTTCTAAAGCCACCAATATAGCTAAAGTCTTCCTTAATAAGATTTTGTTTGTTAGGAGCAGACTTGATGTAATATTTAGTACCTTCACGCACAATACCATAAACGTTTCCGTCAGCACCAACCTTCTGGTATTCAACAGAACTATATGTTTGCTTGCTCTCAGTCTTTAAGCCATAGTTCATCAATGACTTCATCCTAGATAGCTGCTCGTTTGTATTCATTTTATTATTCATAATTAATATATTAATTTTTCAGTCTTATTTTAAATATAAATATTTTAAAGTATTAAAAAATATCATTTTATGTATTATTATTACTGTTGATAGGATAAATCATCATAATCTCCCCTAACATTGTTAAACCCGCGAGTATCATATTGAATGTTTTGTCTAATATTAGGTGTAAATTTATCACAAGCTCTAATATAGACTATGCTTTTTGGCTTCATTTCT